TCACCTCATGGAAACGCCGATGGGTTGGTCGAGCGGATTGTGGAAGCCTTGCTGCGACGCATCCTCCACGGCGACTTCGCACCCAATGAGCGCCTCAGGCAGGATGATCTGGCCCGGGAATTTGCCGTCAGCCAGGGAACCATGCGCGAGGCATTTCGAAAGCTCGAAGCCCAACGATTGCTCGAATCCCTGCCGCGTCGCGGCGTGCGCGTAACCACGCTGGATGCCGCGACAGAACGTGAAGTCGCGGCAATGCGCGGAGCTCTCGAGGTGCTGGCAGTGCGCTCGATCGCGCGACCCCCAGGCAAGGATCACCTCAAGTTCCTCGAAAGCGTGCTGCGCCGAGGTGATGCAGCGCAGGACTTGTTTGAAAGTGAGGCCGCTAATCGCGAATTTCATGTCGGCCTCGCCAAACCCTGCGGGATGCCGTGGCTGATTGCCTCGATTGCGGAGCTGAATTTAGCCTATTCCCGTCACGTGTTTGCGTCGCGCGAACGCGGACCATGGAAGCCCAGATACAACTTCGACCATTGGCGGATCTTCGAAGCCTACGCGGCTGCCAATCTTGAGCAAGCCGGCGCACTCCTGGCCCGTCACGTAAACGCTGTTGACCGGGTTAAGCCCTTGCGAGGCGCCGGCTAGTTCGGTCGCATCGAAATTGTAATGCGGGCTACAGCCGACATAGCGGTCTTCAGCGCCCATAGAGGCGCTGAATCAAAGGGGGCGTTCATATTGAATCAAAGGGGGCGTTCATATTGGTTGCCGCCTGTCCGAAAGATGACCGCCTCCTGCTTCGCCCAAGGCAGATCAATCGCAGACCATAAGTCCTTAAGCCTGGCGGCCGGAGCATTCCGCTCAATCAGCAGCTTGTGGAGCACGGCGGGCGAGAGATAAGCCAGTCTCACAACCCGACCGACATAGGCAGCGGTAAACCCCTCAGCAGTGGCTATGTCCTGGTTGCAGGATGCTTCCCCAGTCTCAAGTTTGCGCTTCCAGCTCCATGCAAGCGCAATGGCGCGCATTATGTGCGGGTCTACGCCGCCATTGTCGTCATCAGCGACATAGTCATCAGGCGGCGCAATGCGCGGCCGCCCGTTCCGCTTTCGGATCACGAGTGGGATAAAGACCGTGGTGATGCAGGCGGCTTCACTCATGCGGCTTTGTCCAGCTTGGGCAATTGCAACATGTCGCTGACCAAAGAGCTAAGCCCGCTGGTCCGCAGATCAAGCGACATGCCTTCCTTGCTGACAACAACGCGTTCGATGAGCAGCCGGGCGGTCCGGTCCTGCTCTGCCGGGAACAGATTGTCCCAGAAGCTGTCGAAGGTTGCCAAAGCACTCGCTACATCGTTCTCGGTAAGGCCCGATCTCGCAGCACTGAGTGCAGCGCAAGCCTTGGCTGCAATTTCGGGCGCGCGCAACATCTGTCGGATTTTCTGAACGACCGCGCTTTCGATTACGCCGGCGTTGAGGCGAGCAATTGAGCCCTGGCCTTCATCGCTGCGGTTCTTCAGAGCATCCATCGAGATGTAATAGCGATATAGCTTCTCACCCTTACGTGTATGCGTCGGCGTCATCGCAACGCCGGTGTCGGTGTAGATAAGCCCCTTGAGCATTGCGGGGGTTTGCGCACGGGTGTTGTTGGCCCGAACCCGGGGGCTGATTTTCAGGATAGAGTGGACTTTATCCCAGAGCGGCTGGTCGATGATCGCTTGATGCTCGCCAGGGTAGCTTGTGCCCTTGTGAACCGCTTCACCAAGATAAACACGATTGCGGAAGAGCTTGTAGAGGAACCCTTTGTCGATGGGCCGACCTCGCTTGTTGGTAATGCCTTTGCGGACAAGCTCGCGGGTGAGCCTGGTGGCTGATCCCAACTCGACAAATCGCTCGAAGATGAAGCGGATCTGTGCCGCTTCCGGCTCGTTGATCACAAGCTTGCGGTCGACAGCATCATATCCCCACGGCACGAACCCGCCCATCCACATACCCTTGGCGCGGCTGGCTGCAATCTTGTCGCGAATGCGCTCGCCGGTCACCTCGCGCTCGAACTGCGCAAATGACAGGAGGACGTTTAGGGTTAAGCGCCCCATCGAGGTCGTCGTGTTGAATGACTGGGTGACCGAGACAAAGGTCACCTTGTGCTCATCAAACACCTCAACGAGCCGGGCAAAATCCATCAGCGAGCGGGACAGGCGGTCGATCTTGTAGACTACGATGACGTCGACCAGGCCTGTACGGATGTCTTCGAGCAGGTTCTGCAGGCCGGGGCGATCAAGGTTGCCCCCTGAATACCCGCCGTCGTCATAGCCCTCGCGCATGGTGAGCCAGCCTTCGTGACGTTGGCTCGCGATGTAGGCTTCACAGGCTTCGCGCTGCGCATCGAGGCTGTTGAACTCTTGCTCAAGGCCTTCCTCTGATGACTTCCGGGTGTAGATAGCGCAGCGGATGCGGCGTCGTGCTTCAGTCATCGCGCGCCTCCTTCGGCTGCCCGCAGGCCAAAGAAGCGATATCCGTTCCAGTTGGTGCCGGTGATAGATTTGGCAATCGCCGACAGCGATTTGTAGCGCCGACCATTCCAGTCGAATCCATCCTTGGCGACCACGACCGTGTACTCGGTCCCTTTCCAATCCCGGATCAGGCGCGTGCCAATGATTGGATTGCGGGGATCGGAGATTACCGACTTCCTGACCTTCTTGCCCTCGACCTCGTCGGCCAGCATATTGAGGGTACGGACGATGGGTTTGGAAAGGCCACCGAAGGCCAGCTCCTGGATCCGGTGGGCAAGGCGCTGCTCGAGAAACGGGCGGCTGTTGTTGGGAGCAGCGGCATCAAATAGCTTCTCCCACTCCTGCCGTAGCTGCGGCATTGTCATAGCCTTTAGCGCGGCCAGGCGAGCAAGCACCTGCGGGTCGTCATAGTTCTGCATTAGCGTTCTCCAACTCGGGGGCGTCCCCGGGTTCGACACACGCTCTTGCTCGCCGAAGAGCCAAGTGAACTATCTGCGTCGCCCGCAGATATAGAACTGGACTTTGCGTGCATCCGGATGATGCCTGCCGCGATGATCTGCCCCAACTCGGTGAAGCGCTCGTCGTCGGTCATATTGTTGATGAGTTGCGAGCTACTTCCCGCGGAAAGGTCGTGCATGTTTGTAGAACCTGATGGCTGGCAAGGCGATCAGGGGAACTGTCTCCCTGATCATGTCAGGAAGAATATGTGCGGGATATAAACGTCGTCAACGAGAACGAGTAGGGCAAAATCCCACAATCGACGCGGCGGCACTCAGCGGCGGCTGTAAAGCCGCTGGTGCGCGCGCAAGACGATCCCAATGATTTGAACGCCGTCATCGCTGAAGTTGTCGGCATCGGGCCTGCCGATGATAATCGGCTCCTGAAACTCTGGCCGCGTGGACTCAGCGCGCAGGATGTAATTCTTCCCGTCGTGATCGAGGCGCTTGCAGGTGAGCTCGTGCATGTCGTGGCGGTCGCGCTGGACGATAACGATGTCGCCCGGGACCGGCTCTATCTCGCCAAAGATCGTGCGCAGACACTCAAGGTCAGACCCGGGCGGAATGAGCTTGTCCATGGAATTGCCTTCCATGCGCAGGGCAAAGCGCTCGCCGCCAACAACCGGACTTGGGCCGACCTCAATGAAGTAGCGATCTTCCTCGGGCCATTCGGTCTGTTCGCGCCAGACGCCTGCCGCAACTGCGCCCAGAACCTGCAGGCGTTCGTAAGGTGCAACGCCGCCAACGCGGGGCATTACGCCTTCGCCGCCAGAAACCAGGCGGGAAATGTCGATGCCAAGGGCGCGAGAGAGCCCGACCAGGGTTTCGAGTGTCGGGTTGTTGCTGCGGCCACGAAGGATCTCGCGCACGATATGCGGAGATTTCCCGCCAGTCGCAGCCAGCGAAAGCGAGCGGGCATTCCACTCGGTTCCAGGGGCAGTGGCAGTCTCGAGAACCTTCCTGAGGTGCTCGATGTTGACGAGTGAGCGTTGGGTCATGAGCTGTGTCTAGCTCTGTGGATATTGCCGGTCAATACAAATGTGGGATTGATCCCTACTTGTGAGATGGGATGTGAACGGTATTAATCCGACTCATGACGCATCCTATCCTTCATGACATTGACGCCTTCCTCCGCCGCACCAATCTCTCGGAGACCTATTTTGGCCGCCAGGCAGCCAACGACTGGAAGCTGATTAGCCAGCTCAGGAAGGGCAGGCGCCTTTGGCCCCAGACCGAGCAGCGCATTCGTGACTTCATGGCCAGCTACCGCCCGCGCGGGGAGCGAAGTGCCGGCGTGGCAGGAGCCGCAAACCATGGTTGAGCACATCACTGCCGCAAGGCAGCAGGCAAGCCTGCCAAATGAAGATCTGCTCTGTGCCTGGCTTGATGCGGCCGAACCGGGCGAGCGTCTTGAATACCACCGCGGGTTTCTGGCGCGTGATGTCGATACGGCAAAGCCCCAGCGCCTGCCGGAATGGCGCCGCCAATCGCTGATGCGTCTCGCCGCCCGTGCCCGCTGGGCTGCGGAGAACGGGGTGGTCCACCTCGTCCAGATCCGCCGGGGTGCGGGAGATTTCAGCTACGTCGCGATCGCAAGACCCAAGAGCCGGAAGGTCCAATCGATGATTGCCGCACTCACGCTGCCCCAGGCGGCCTGACGGGACAGGGGCAGTGGGGGCTAACCGCGAGGCGCCCACGGATATTCGATCGCCGCGTCAACCACTGCCCCGCCTTTGCTGGTGGGATTGCTGACGACTGATCACGTGAAATCACAGACGAAAGGATCACACGATGACACTTGAGGATCTGCCAACCCAGACCCCTGCCACCCTTGATGCATTGCCAGTCGAAGTGCTGGCCCGCTTGCAGGGGCAGGCTCAGACCCGCCTTGCCGGCGCATCACAAATGGTCGCCATTCTTCATGGCGTCCTGACCCGCCGCTACGCGCAGGGTCTCAACGAGACCGGCACCCACCGTCGTACTGATGGCGATTTCGAAATCCGCATCGAGGTGCCCAAGAACGTCTCGTGGGATCAGGACAAGCTGGCGAGCGCGATCGAGACCATCCGCAGCTGGGGCGAGAACCCCGCCGACTATGTCGAGACCAGGCTCTCGGTATCGGAGACCATCTACAAGGCCTGGCCGCCCGCGATCCGCGACCTGTTTACGCCTGCGCGCACAGTGAAGCCGGGCAGGGCAAAGTTCGAGATCGCGCCCGGGATGAAGGAGGCAGCGTAATGGCTATTTCGCTTTCCTCGCTCAATCGTCTCTCGGTTCCGAAACCCCCGCGCATTGTGATTTACGGGCCTCACGGGATCGGCAAGAATACCTTTGCTGGCGCTGCGCCGCGTCCGGTGCTGATCAACCTGGAAGATGGGCATCCGGCCGGCCAGCCGATCGACGCATTCCCGCGCGCCGAGAGTTTTGCCGAGGTCATGGAAGCGATGCAGGCCCTCTACAACGAGGAGCATGACTTACAGACGCTGGTGATCGATAGCCTCGACTGGCTGGAGCCGCTCGTCTGGGCCGAAGCCATCCGCCGCAACAATGAGGCGAACCCGTCCAAACAGTGGTCCTCGATTGAGGATGCCGGCTACGGGAAGGGCTATATCGCCACCCTCGATGTTTGGCGGGAATACCTCGATGGCATCAATGCGCTCCGGAACGATAAGGGTATGGCGGTCATCCAGACCGCGCACGCCGAGGTGAAGCGGTTCGATAGCCCTGAAACCGAGCCGTTCGATCGCTACCAGATCAAGCTCCACAAGATGGCCTCGGCGCTCATTCAGGAGCACGCCGACATGGTGCTGTTCGCCAACTTCAAGACCAGCGTCACCAAGTCTGATGTTGGCATGAAGAAGGTCGCACGCGGCGTCGGGGCCGGCACTCGCGTTCTCTACACCGAAGAGCGCCCGGCCTTCCTCGCCAAGAACCGGCACAACCTGCCCCCCGAACTCCCGCTGTCATGGGACGCGCTCGCTTCGTCCATGGCCGCTGCGAGCGAGGCTGCCCGCATGAGCGAAGCAGCCTGATCATCACAGTCAGACAGAAAGGATTGAAGTATGGCTTTCCTCGGAGGCTCGTTCGACGCCTCGCAAGTTGAACCCAAGGGCGATTACCGGCCGGTGCCGCCCGGCGAATACAAAGTGCAGATTATCTCGTCCGAGTTTTGCCAGACTTCGACTGGCAACGGGCACCAGCTCAAGCTCGAGATGGAAATTCTCGAAGGCGATCAGGCCGGCCGCCGGCTCTATGATCGTCTCAACCTCGACAATCCTAATGCTCAGGCGGTCGAGATCGCGCAGCGCACGCTGTCGGCGATCTGCCATGCGGTGGGCAAGCTGTCGGTTCAGGACAGCGAAGAGCTTCACATGCTGCCGATGATCGCGGTCGTGATCGTCAAACCCGAGCGCACCGGTAAAGATGGACGGACCTATGCCGCCTCCAACGAGGTCCAGACGTACAAGGCGCTTGGCTCTGGGCAGGCAGCCAGCTTTCGCAGCGGCGGCATGAAGCCCGCGAATACCGCGCCTGCTGCCGGTAGCGGCCAGTCTGCTTCGGCGCCTTGGAAACGCAGCGCGGCGTGAGCCTGGAGGGCAGGGGGTCGATTGAGCCCGCCCCCTGCCACCCATTCCCCTGACTGAAAGATCGAAGGAGCAGGCAATGGCCGCTCTACCTGAATTTGTGTGTCCCACGCTAGCCTCTGCCGACAGAGCGCTGGTGGATGGACAGGATATGCGCCGGCGTGCCTATCTCGGCATGTCGGTAATCGGCAGCGCGTGTTCGCGTGCGCTCTGGTACCAGTTTCGCTGGGCCTGGAGTGTGCGCTTTGATGCGACGACGCTGAAGCGCTTTGAAGATGGGCACCGCAGCGAAGATCTTGCGGTTGCGCGCCTCAAGCAGCTTCCCGGCCTTACCGTCCATGAAACCGATGAGGCGGGCGGGCAGTGGGGCTTCAAGGATTTTGGCGGACACTTTTCCGGCCACATGGATGGAGTGTGCCTGGGTCTCGTGCAGGCACCGCAAACTTGGCACGTGCTTGAGATCAAGGCCTCGGAAAAGTGGCAGGACCTCGACAAGGCGCGCCGCAAGGTGGGGGAGAAGTCCGCGCTCGCCGAGTGGAACCCGGTCTATTACGCGCAGGCCGTCCTCTACATGGACTATGCCGGCATCGACCGGCACTGGCTGGTATGCGTTTCGCCGGGCGGCCGGCGCTGGACGGCGGTGCGCACCAATGCCGACCCGGCCTTTGCGGGGGTCCTGAAGGCGAAGGCCGAGAGCATCATCTTCTCTGATCACGCCCCCAACCGGATCGGCGGGCCGGACAGCTTTGCCTGCAGGTTCTGCGACCTTGTGCCGCTGTGCCATGAAGGTGCGCGCGCTGAGCGAAATTGCCGCACCTGTATGGATGCTGGAGTGGCCCGCGATGGCTATTGGTTCTGCGTCCGCTACGGCCACGAGCTGTCGCGCACCGATCAGGAAGCAGGCTGCGGCGACCACCGATATCTGCCCGATTTGGTCGCGGGCGAACAGGTCGATGCCGTGCATGGGCGGATCATCTACCGTATGGCCGACGGCTCGCAGTGGGTCGATGACAGTCCCTATAATTATGCTCCGGGTGATGTCATCGACCGGCATGTCTGCCGCTCGTGCGGTTCGTTTTCCTGGACTGTGACCGAAGGCAAAGGGCCGCACGCAGCGGGCCTGCGTTGCACGGGCTGCAATGCGAGGGGTGGCTGGCTGCCGAAATCCGAGGTGGCAGCATGAGTGTGCCGCTTACCCTGCGCCCCTACCAGGAGGCTGCGCTCACGGACCTGTGGGGATGGTTTACGAACCAGTCGGGCAACCCGCTGGTCATCCTGCCCACCGGTGCGGGCAAGAGCCTGGTCATAGCCGAATGGTCAAAGCTCGTCTTCGAGACCGATCCCACGGCTTGCATCCTCGTGCTGACCCATGTGCGCGAGCTTGTGGCGCAGAACGCGGCCGAGCTGGTTGGCCTTTGGCCGGAGGCGCCGTGGGGGATCTATTCGGCAGGACTTGGTCGCCGCGACATTGGCGCGCAGCTGCTGTTTGCCTCGATCCAGTCGATCCACAAGAAGGCGTACAATCTGCCGCGCCGGGTCGACATGGTGCTGATCGATGAAGCCCATATGATCCCGCGCAATGCCGACACTATGTATGGCAAGTTCCTGGCTGACCTGCGCACGATCAACCCCGCGCTCAAAATGATCGGGCTGACCGCAACCCCATTTCGGCTCGACAGCGGAAGGCTCGACAAGGGCGATGACGCGATGTTCGATGGCATTGCCCATGAGACGAAGGTGCGTGGGCTGATTGACGATGGTTTTCTCTGCCCGCCGATCAGTTACCGCCAGGCCGCCCAGATCGACACGACCGGGGTTGGTACGCGCGGCGGGGAGTTTATCTCATCGCAGCTTGAAGCTGCGGCACTCGACCAGAGTGTGATCAACCGGATTGCTGACCGGATTGTCGAGCAAGGTGCCGACCGGCGCGGCTGGCTAGTCTTCGGCTGCACGATCAAGCACTGCGAGGCGCTGTGCGACGCGCTCACCGAGCGGGGATTTGCAGGTGCCGGGGTCTATGGCCACACCGACAGGCGCGAGCGCGACCGGATCATTGCCGACTTCAAGGCAGAGCGGCTGCGGTTCCTCGTCAGCCAGGGCGTGCTCACGACCGGGTTCAACGCGCGTCATGTCGATCTGATTGCCTTGGCGCGGCCCACCAAGTCGACCGGGCTCTATATCCAGATGATCGGGCGCGGCACACGGCTCTCGCCCGAGACGGCCAAGGCCAACTGTCTGATCCTCGACTTTGGCGGCAACATTGCCCGGCACGGGCCGTTCGATGATCCAGCCATCCCGGATAAGAAGAACAAGGGCGAGGGACCTGCTCCCTACAAGACGTGCCCGGAATGCGAGTGCGTTTGCGGCACCATGACGGCCTTTTGTCCGGCATGCGGATTCGAGTTCCCGCCGCCCGATCGGCGCGTCACGACCCGGCCTGAGCAAACCTCGGTTCTGGCGATCGAGACTGACTGGATTGAAGTGGATGGGGTTTCTTTCCGGCGCCACGAGAAGGAGGGCTCACCGCCGTCGCTGCGGGTGACCTACAAAGCTGGTCTGACCGTCCACCGCGAATGGATCTGCTTCGAGCACCAAGGCTATGCCCGCACCAAGGCAGAAAGCTGGTGGATGCGGCGGGGGCCAACCCCGGTGCCGAAGTCCGTCGGCGAGGCGCTCGCCCGTCAGCACCAGCTTGCCGTTCCCAGCCACATCCGGGTCAAGCCCTCGGGCCGCTACCACGAAATCACGGCCTTTCGGTTTGATCCCGGCCGGCTTGCGGCGTGAGGGCGTGCTTTTGCGGCCGTGCTGCCCGCGGGTTTGCCTGGCGAGACTTCACGAACTCCCCTTTCGATCGTCTCCCAACCGTCCACGCCTGTTCGATGGCGTGCCTTGATATCCCGACTAAAAGGCGCGGAAAAATGCAGTTGAACGTTGATGAAAAGCGCGCCGTAAACACTGCCAGCCCTGTGATCGGGGAGTGGCTCGACGCGCTCGGCAAGACCGATCTGGCGCAGATGACGGAAAGCGAATGGCTCAGCTTCCTCGCCCATGTCTATGCATCGGTCTGCGCCGAAGTGCGCAAGGTCTGGGAAAACGAGGTGCCGTTCTGATGGCATCGCTGGCCTTCAACCCTGATATTGCCCGCCCCCTGTTCGAGAGCCTCGACCAGATCCATCTCGTTTACATCCATCCCAATGGGGTGGGCGTGCACGGGCGCGACTTCGGCGAGCGGGTCGAGGAGGCCTTGGCTGATGCCGCAAAGGCCAACACCAACGGCTTCAACATCTACTGGACAGTGAACCGGGTTGCGACCGGGCTGAACAAAAAGCCTGCCAAGTACGACATACGCGCCGCCCGCTTTGTGCATGTCGATATCGATCCGCCCAAGTCTGGAGGGGCGTTCGACAGGGCGGAGATCACGGCCGCACTGCAGGAGATTGCTTGCCCGCCGAGTTTCATTATCGATTCCGGTGGCGGGCTTCAGGCGTTCTGGCGGCTTGAAGCCCCGTGCGCCAACCTTGCCAGCATCGAGGCGATCAACCTGCAGGTGCGCGACTGGTTCGAGGCGGATGCTTGTCAGAATATCGACCGGCTGATGCGGGTGCCCGGCTCGGTCAACTATCCTGACAAGCGCAAGGTGGCACGAGGTCGCACATCGCGGCTTGCAGGCTGGGCCATGGCGGATGACGGGATCTCCTATCCGCCGGAAGATTTGGCCGCGAGCTTTCCGCCAGCGCGCACCCCGGAACCAGGTACTGCGCGCGCGCTTCCAGCGCTTCCAGCCGATGTAGCGCCGTTCACGCCGGATGATCTGGGGCTCAGCGTGCTCGACCCGCTGCGCCTCGCCATCGAAACCCCGCCCGGGCAGGATCGCTCCGGTGATGGGCTGGCGGTGGCCCGGCTGATGGCCAACTCGGGTCATACCGATACCCAGATCATGAGCGTGCTGCTCAATCCCGCCAATGCGGTCTCGGGCCACTTCCTTGATCAGCGAGATCCGCGCCGGGCAGCGGCGCGTGCGATTCAATTGGTGCGCCAGGACAGTCCGCCCGAGGGCGTGACACTGCACGCGCCGATCATGTCCTACGCCGACTTCGCCATGTTTGTCGCCAACGAGAAGGCTAAGGTCCGCCACGTCATGGTGCCGGCCACGCTGCGCGACGAGCATGGCCATGATCATCATCACCAGCATGACCATGGCCATGGCCTTGATCATGAACAACCGATGCCGATGATCGGCATACCGGGCTGGCAACGTGATCTTGGCGATGGCGCGTTGGCGCAATTTGTGGCGCACACCTGTGCCTCGGCGCCGTCGCCGCAGCCCTGGCTAACGCTGGGTGCAGGGCTTGCCATGTTCGGGGCGGCTGCCGGCCGGCGCTATGCCGGGCCGACGAACCTGCGCACCAATCTCTATGCGATTGGCATTGCAGACTCCGGCGGCGGTAAGGACCATCCCTTGCGTGCCTCAACCCGGCTGATGATCGCCGCAGGTTTGGCCAACCATGTGGGTTCGTCAAAGATCGCCTCGGGCGCCGGGCTGCTGACCGCGATCACCCGCAACCCATCGATTTACTTCCCGCTCGATGAGGTGGGGTTCCTGATCTCGTCAGCAGCTGACCGTAAGCGCGCACCAAAGCATTTAACCGAGATCATCGACAACCTCACCGAGTTCTACAGCCTGGCCGACAGCACGTTCCTTGGCATTGCCTATGCCAACGATAAGGAGAAGCCGCGCGAGGTCATCGAGCAGCCGTGTCTCTGCCTGTTCGGGGTCACGACGCCGGGCGTGTTCTGGGGCTCGCTCTCCAGCGACAATGTGATCGATGGCAGCCTGGCGCGCATGCTGATCTTCGAGAGTGAGAACCACTACCCCGATCCGCAGCACGACCTGATCTCGAACGAACCGCCTGCCGATTTGGTGGCGCTCATGGAGGAGGTCGCGAAGGGGGCAGACGACTCAACGCCGTTCCCGCTGGGCAATACGGCTGCGGCCATCCCGAAGCCCTGGACGGTGCCTTATGCGACGCCGCAGGCGGAAGCCCGGGCCCGGGCGATGCGCGAGGAGCAGATCGACATGCTGCGCCGGCACCAGGGCACGCATCTGACCGGTATCATCGCCCGGCTGGCCGAGAATGCGGCCAAGGTCGCGCTGATCAAGGCGATCACCGACAATCCGGGCAGCCCGCAGATTACGGCGGCGGACCTCGACTGGGGCATGGGGATCGCCAGTCGGAGCGTCCAGACCTTGATGCATGCGGTGAAGGAGCGGGTCGCTGACAATGAGTATGAGGCTACGCTCAAGCGGGTTCACAAGGCCATTGCGGATGCTGGCAGTGCCGGGATCGATGGCAACGAGCTCTCGCGTAAGACCCAGAAGGTCGATCGAAAGAAGCGCATCGATATCCTGGCGCATCTCGAGGAGGCTGGGATGATTAGGGTTATGGAGATGGCCAAAAGTGAGGGGGCGAGAGGGCCAGCGCGGCGGGTGTATTTCGATGTGGCCTAACTTATAAGTATTTGAAATATATCGTTATCTGATAGTGTAAATGCCAAGGATGAGACCAATGACTGCGAATATCAGCGTGATGATTTTGTTTTCGGCAATCCATTCTATGACGCTCTTCAGGCTTCCGCCATGCATCTGCCACCAGCTTGTATTGGTCAGCAGCTGCTTGTTGTGAGCGCGCTCTGCAATATTGGCAAGCACGTCAACCTTGCGCAGCGTGGACTGGTGAAGCCCGACATAATTGCCATTAACGAATGCCTGAGCCTCCTGAGCGCCGCTCATCAGGTCGCGCGGGTTAATCCCATTCTTCTCGATCAGTTTCTCAAGGCGTGAATGACCTATGTAGGCCCCGCCATAAATGTCCATGAGAATGCGAGAGAGATCGAACTTCTTCGTATCATCAACTGAGACTGGCATGCCTCCGAGAACCTGGAATCGGTGATCGATTGCGGCGAAACCATAGTTGATATCGCGCATATTCCAGTGGAGGTACTTCATGCCGCGATGGGACCCTAGATGCGTATAGTAGTCAGCCAGCATCTGTCGCTCCAACTCGTCATATCGCGTTTCAATTTCAGCAAATGGCACCTTTAGTCGCTCTGCTACTTGATGGATTGAGAAGGAGTGCGTTTGCGCGGTGTCGAGACTGCGAACTGCAAGTGACGTTATACGCGGAGACGCGCCGTTTGGCCGGTCGTAGAAGCTCTCGCACGAATAATGGATGACCCAAACATTTGATCGATCGGAAAAGAGGCTTTCCAGTTTTCTGCGAGCTTCCTTTTGCCGCATTGGATTTGGTGCACTCTTTGGCTTTTCGTGTTTTGTTGCCTCTACTTCATTGCAGGGCTGAGCTACCGTCGAGGGATTTGATTGCGCTTGGGTCACGGTAACATCTCTGGTTCTCACGAAAATCGTTGGTTGTGCGGCACCGGTGTCAGTTAGCCTTTTGAATCTTTTGGATCCCTGCTTCGCGGGAAGGTTCTCTCTTCCTGGATTTGGCCATCCCCTCTGTGGATTCGGACTGACCCGCCAGCGCTACCAAGCGCTGCCTTCAAGGCTCCTCCCGCAGTTGCTTCGGCCTTGCTTTCAAAAACCCGCTTAGCGCGCCCGCCGCCTTCAGGCTCAAGGCGCCATTTGTCGTTTTTCGACACCAGATGGTATTTGGGTAGATCCGGTTTTTTGGCCATATTTCCGTCTCCTCTCCGCTCAGTTAGATTGTAGTCAGAGCGATTCAATATGTGGCGCTAGAACTGAAGCTGTTTCCAGCAGGCCATGGGCCTCGAGCGACCGTAGCATGTCTTCCGGGGTGAGCTCCGGTCGTTTCAAGCGCAGCCTCATGCGATTTATCGCAGCAACGGCCCGCCCCTCTTCAAGGGCGATTGTGTCAGCGATAAAATCGTCCGCACTGCGTGCTTCGATCGCCAGTGGCGCAAGAGCAGATGCCGGGAAGTCCGACAGGTTCTCAGTCACGAGAGCTTGAGCTTGCGTTTTGATGGCTGCAGCTAGAACGTGCTCGTCGTTTCGATCCGGCAAGCCATAGGTCGTAGCCTCAAATAGGCCGAAGTCTTCCACCAAGGCTTCGGGAAATGCGGCACGCATACTGGCGACAGACTGAGCGGCTCGCGCCCTGCTATCGGCAATGCTACGCTCGTCCATCAAACGTGTGATTGCCCGTTCTGTCTCTTCAAGAACCTTCTCTGACCACCGCACACGGAAGAACTCGGCCTCAGCCAAAGTCAGGAGCAGATTCCTGCGCCACACGCTGACCAATGTGCATGCATCGATAAATGCGGTGTAGCGGTTGGCGAACATGGCGTGTGATCAGATCAGGTCCGCGTCGTTGCCAATCAGGGCATCCAACGCGCGAGCCCGTTCCTCATCTCGCTTTGCCTTGTAGTCAAAAATGTTCTCAGCCTTAATTCTGCGGTGCCGGCCGACAAAGGTATGGGGGATCGCATCCTGTTCCAGTAATTTGATCAGGTGAGGCCGAGAGACGTTCAGTAGATCGGCGGCCTGCTGGGTGGTCAGCATCTCCTGGATTGGTACCAACGTGACGGCATGGCCGCTGCCAATGTGTCGAAGGAGTTCGAGGAAGATATCTGACATCGCCGGGGTGAGGGTAACTTCGACCGGTTTTTTCGTCTCGGGCTCACGCACGCGTAGGGTGGCTTCGCCGGATTTTTGTGCAGCGAGCATCCGGCGCAGTTGGTTAGCAATCTGGCGATCGCTGGCAGACGGCAATTGGCCGCCGAAGGGCTCAGAATGCGCTGGCAAGGTCATTGGTACTCTCCGAGGTTGAATTCCTCACTATGCGATATTCGAAATAAACGCAACAAAATTTGCTGCAAGGGGAAACCTGAAGATGCCGATCGCTGTCCTAACTCCTCAACGCTCTGAAACCCCTCAACGAAACTCCTCAAGAGCCAGAACCCCCAGAAAAGTAGGACTTTTGACAATTTCTCAAAAACTCAACTTCTCTCGCGCGCGCGAAAAAGGGGGGAGGGGGAAGGAGGGAGGAGATATGATTGTATATATATTGAGTAATTGAGAAGTTTTATAAACTTACTGTATCCAGGACATTTTCTCTCTTGATCTGACCTTGAGCAGTTATTGAGTGGTTTGAGCAATTTGCTTTGTGGGAGCCGTCCTATTTCCCTGCACCCATGGCGCGCGGTACAAGGCCCCTGACGCGGCGATCCTCGAAAACGGAGGATTGCTTTGAATCAGACAGCCCCTGCCGCATCCGCTGGATCGGATGCGCGCGTGCCCCTCGGATCTGCAGCTGCAGGCCGGATGCGCGGCGCGACCCTTGCACTCGACATCGCCACGACGACCGGCTGGGCCCTGGAGGGCAAGGACGGCTACATCGCCAGCGGAACGGTATCGTTCAAGAACAGCCGCTATGATGGCGGCGGGATGCGCTACCTGCGCTTCCAGCGCTGGCTTGAGCAGATTGACGAGGACGCCGGGCCAATCGGGGCGGTCTACTTCGAGGAAGTCCGCCGGCACGTCAGTAATGATTCCGCTCAGGTCCATGGCGGTCTGCTCGCTGTTCTGAGCGCATGGTGCGAGGACCGGCTGGTTGCCTACCAGGGCGTGCCGGTCGGAACCATCAAGCGCTTCGCCACCGGCAAGGGCAATGCCGACAAGGCTGCGGTCATCGATGCGGTTCGGAAGCGCGGCTATGCGCCGGTCGACGACAACGAGGCGGATGCGCTCGCCATCCTGCTCTGGGCCATCGAGACCCGGGGAGGCGTGCGATGACCACCTGGTCCATTCTCGGTCACACCGCCAAGGTGCTCGAGGAGCGCCGCGACGACTACGGCGATCCGGCCGAACAGTTCAAAGCTATCGCTGAGCGCTGGTCGATCACGCTCGGAACACCAGTGACCGCTGATCAGGTCGTGCTGTGCATGATCGATCTCAAGTTGACCCGGCTCGCCTACGATCCCCGCCACACCGACAGCATCGTCGATGTAATTGGCTATGCCGCACTGCTCAAGGAGGTTCGCTGATGAGCATGACCTCCCGGATTTACACCCACGCCAGCCAGCGTGATGGCGAGCAGCTGCGCCGGGATGGCTGGAGGAATGGCATCCTTGCGATCTCGGTCAGCGATCAGCGGCTCACCACCCTGGAGCGTGAAGCGATCCTGGCGATTGGCGAGCGGCTTTACGGAGGCGGCCGTGGCAAGGGGGCGTAAGCGTAAAACAGGCAAGCGGCACCCGTCCGGCAAGCTGGTCCAGCCGCGCCGGGGCGAAAGCCAGAGCGATATCATGGGCACGGCGCTTGACGCACGGCAGCGCCATTACGGGATCGGTGCCAGGCAGGCGCGGGACGAACGGCTTGGCACAGCGCTGGGGCGGCTCTCCTTCGCCGGCAAAATCACGCCTGATCAGTATGCGGCCGGCGAGCTCTACGGGGAGCTCATGGCCCGCCATAATGCGGTCATGGGATTGCCCATCGACCAGCCGCGTTCGGTCACGGGTCTGCTCATCAACGAGGGAATCTTTGGGGGCGGTGCGCCGGATCCCGATCCCGAGCTGGTCGACAAGATCCGGCGTCAGGCAGCAGGCGCGGCGCTCATGCTACGGGGCTGCGATCAGGACATCGCGGGCAGGGCAGGGCGGCGTTCCAGCGTACTGGTCCACATCCTGGCCTGTCATGATGTGGAGGCTTTGCGTTGGTCTCCTGCGGACCTTCATAACCTGCGTCTTGGGCTTGATTCCCTGTGCCGGTTCTTCCGGATCAGGCGAGACAGTTTTTAAGATTCTTGCTAAGCAAGATAAAATAAAAATATGATTCTGAACGGTAAAGTGCAATAAGGTGATTGACGGGACTGTTGCTGAAGCGTAGGGCTTCCGAAATAGAGAGTTCAGAACTGCGCCCGGGGCAAACGCTTCCGGGCGTTGTTCGTTTTCCGGGGATGGCTGCACCCTGAAGCTTGTCTCAACCGGATTAGTAGAGCATCGCACAATCCATGAGCGACACAGATTACAGAGCTGTCATCGCGGAAGTCGTGCGCAAGCTTCCTGATCTCCTGCGTGCCGACCTCGCCTCGCGAGATCCTGCAGTGCGCCAGAGCGCTGAAGACGTCGTGGCGACCAAGATCGCCATGGCGATAGCAGAGCTTCACGCACCCATCTGACCCTAGGGGGTGATGCATGGCTGAACGATTGCGCGGACGCCGTGCAGTCGCCCAGCGCTTGCGTCGTCTCCGTATTGAACCCCTCTGCCGCGATTGTGCCTCCGCCGGGATTGTCCGCGAGGCGACCGTACCTGACCACATCGTGCCGCTGGCCCATGGCGGATCGGACGAGGACAGCAACATCCGCTGCCTCTGCGCCGAGTGCCATGCCAAGCGGACTGCCGAACAATTCGGTCAGCGCAGGACGGTCGCCGTGGGGCCCGACGGGTGGCCGATCGGGTGAGCTAATCCGCCTTTAGGGCGGATCGAATTTCGGAAATCACAGGGAGGTCGCCATGGTGCAACTCGCTTCGGCGGGCATCGTCCCTCTGTGTCAAATTTGCTCCAGCCCGATCACAAGGCATATCCGTAAGTCACGAGATAGTGGCCGATGCTGCTCACGGGATTGTGGGTTCGAGTTGATGCGGCGCGAGCGTTCGGCAGCCAGGTCCGCGCGATTGGCCAAACTTGCGGAAATCAGAAGCGCTAATCGCCAACGGCAGTGTGCTGAGTGCGGAGTGGTGTTCGAAGCTCAGGCAAGCGCCAGATTTTGTTCACCGCAATGCTGGACGCGTAGCAGAGCAGCAAAGAAGGTGGAATGTTCATGCCGCGAATGTGGCATCACCTTCCTCCCGGACTACGGAGACAAGAGGCGCGTCTTTTGCTCGGAAACCTGTTCCAGCCGTCACCTCAAGCGAGTGTCCAAGGGCGTGGAGAGGGCACAGTCTTACGGAGTGCACGCAGAGCCGCTCAATCCCATTGCTGTCATGGAACGTGATGGATGGACCTGCCATATCTGTGGAGAGGAAGCTCCGCGTGAATTGCGGGGGACGATGCGGTGGAACGCTCCAGAGCTGGACCACATCATTCCGCTGTCGGCTGGCGGGGCGCACACCTATGAAAACGTCGCTTGCGCCCACCGCGCGTGCAATCTGGAAAAAGGCGATGCGCTACCTCCAGGATCGGTCATCCGGGAGCGCCGCTGGGTGCACCAGGGGATGGGGGCCTCGCATAGTCTGGCACCTGCGGGGCGGACACCGCGCTTGGCCCAAACTTTACGCAACCGCGAGTTAGCGACCGGGGGTCGGAAAGCAGAAAGTCTTAGATTTCCGTCGAATTGACTGGATAGTCGCCGCGATAAGAGCGGTAGTCGCTTCACGAACACGGAGCGATGCAGATGACTAACTCGACCTTGCCAACCGCCAACGAAGCCTGGGGCTTTTTCGGAACCACAGCGGGCTTCACTGATGCCCACAAAGCCTGGGAGATCGCATCCCCGGCGATTGCCAAGGTCACGATGGGCAGCGCCGAAGGGGTGCGGGATTTTCTCGACAGCCGCCACGGCCGGCACTTCGCCGACGATGTGCACAACGGGATCCACGCGGGGCTTGACCTCGAGGCGGCGATCGACGCTGCGATCACTCGCTGGATGGGCTGGAAGATCGATCGGGCCACCGCGCGCGAACATGGCATTTCAAAGGGCCTGCCTTACCTGACCGGCTTTGTCGGCCTTTACGAAATAATGGCAGAGGCAGAATGAGCGCGGGCATCACCAGCACCATCCGCCTTGCGATCCGCACGCTGCCGGAGAACTTCGACCGCAGCCGGATCGTCGCGGTGATCGAGACGATCGAACAGGAACTCTACGACGGCGGCGTCTACGCCAGTGCAACCGCCGATAGCTTCACCATCGAAATCACGGTCCGAACCGATCAGTTGCTCGACACCGCAAAGACGCTCACCGAACTCGAACTGATCTGACCTCCGGAAACGGACATCAGTCCTCTTCGCTGTCTTGCAGCCACGATGGAATATCACGCTGCGCGTGCAGGATGCGCCAGACATCGACGTGATCCTCACGCGTCATGAAAAACACGAGATAGGGATAGCGCTTCAGTTTCTGACTGCGCAGACCCGGTAGATTGAGTTCCTGCCCCCATCGCGGCGTACTGCCGGAGGGGTTTGCAGCAATCTGCGCGTAGGTGGCCTCAAGCGCATCGATGAAGCCGAATGCGACATCGCGACCGGCTTCGGCGAGATAATGATCGATTGCCTGCTCAGCATCCAGCCTCGCCAGTTCGCGAGGGATCACGGGAAGCGACTTCACGAAGCAGCGTGCGGGCTGACCCTGGCGCGAAGCCCGGCAAAATAGGTCTCATCGGCTGGTGCCGTCGGAGCTGATGCCGCGCCGTCCAGCAGGAGTCCGCGCAGTTTCTGGATGTCCTGATCCTTGCGGATCAACTCACGGACATATTCGCTGCTGGTGCCGTAGCCTCGGGTGCTGACCTGCTGGTCGACGAACGACTTCAGCGTGTCCGGCAAAGAGATGTTCATCGTGCTCATGAGGGCGTGAATACCACTTTTGGCAAAAATTGGCAAGATCGCCACTCTGGCTGATCTGCCGGGATCTCATCGGAATTTTCATGACCCAAAACTGGCCGGCCCAGAGCAGCGAGCTCTGGCCGATAGAGAAGATCACGCCCTATGCGCGCAACTCCCGCACGCACTCGGACGAACAGGTCGCCCAGATTGCCGCCTCGATCCGCGAGTGGGGCTGGACCAACCCGATCCTCGTCGATGAGGACGGTGGCCTGATAGCTGGCCATGGCCGGCTTCTCGCAGCGCGCAAGCTTGGCCTCAGCCAGATCCCGACCATGGTTGCCAAGGGATGGAGCGAGGCCCAGAAAAAGGCCTATGTCATCGCAGACAACAAGCTGGCGCTGAACGCTGGCTGGGACCTCGAACTGCTGGCCGTCGAACTCGGCGATCTGCAGAGCTTCGATTTTGATCTGATGCTGACCGGTTTCTCGGATGATGAACTGGCCAAGCTGCTTGCCGAAAAGACCGAGGGTAACACCGATCCCGACGAAATCCCCGAGGCGCCCATCGACCCCATCGCCAAACTCGGCGACGTCTGGCTGCTCGGCAAGCACCGGCTGGTCTGCGGTGACAGCACCGATGCCAACACAGTGGCCAAGGCGCTGAACGGTGTTTCGCCCCACCTGATGGTCACTGATCCACCTTACGGCGTGGAGTATGATCCCGCCTGGCGTGAGAAAGCCGGCGTTGCCGCTTCAGGTACTGCCAAGGGCAAGGTTCTGAACGACGACAAGGCCGACTGGCGCGAGGCGTGGGCACTGTTCCCGGGCGATGTAGCCTACGTCTGGCACGCTGGTCTTTATGCCGGTGTAGTCGGCGACAGCCTCGCGGCCTGCGACCTAATGCTCCGCTCCCAGATCATCTGGGACAAAGGCCAGCTCGTCCTCTCGCGCGGCGATTATCACTGGGAGCATGAGCCCTGCTGGTATGCCGTGAAGAAGGGCGCGAAGGGCCACTGGGCCGGGGACCGCAAGCAGACCACCGTCTGGCACATCGCCAAGCCCAAGAAGAACGAGACGGGTCACGGTACCCAGAAGCCGGTCGAGTGCATGAAGCGCCCGATCGAGAACAATTCCAGCCCCGGCCAAGCGGTCTACGAGCCATTCTCTGGCTCGGGCACCACGATCATTGCCGGCGAAATGACCGGCCGCTCGATCCACGCGATCGAGCTCAACCCGGCCTACGTCGATGTCGCCATCAAGCGCTGGCAGGATTTTACGGGGCATGAGGCCCGGCTCGAAGGAGATGGACGGACCTTTGCAGAGATTTCGGCCGGGCAGACGCAGGACATGAGCGATGAAACCCGGAACAAAACCGAAGCCCACCCATCTGAAGCTGGTCACGGGTAACCCCGGCAAGCGGGCGCTCAACCGCAAGGAGGCCAAGACCAAGGCAGCCATCCCAGCGCCGCCTCAGCATTTGACGGCCGATGCAGTCGACGAGTGGAACCGGGTGGCGACCGAGCTCTACAACCTCGGAATCCTCTCCGAGATCGATCGGGCGGCGCTCGCCGCTTACGCCATGGCCTATGGCCGCTGGGTCCAGGCCGAACGCGCGATCGCCAAGATGGCCGAGAAGGACCAGCTGACCGGCGGCCTCATGATCAAGACATCGAACGGCAACGCGATCCAGAACCCGCTGGTGGGAACCGCCAACAAGGCGGCGGCGGACATGATGCGTTACGCCGCAGAATTCGGGATGACGCCGAGTGCCAGGAGCAGGATCGCGGCCCAGCCGCCAGAAGAAGGCGCGGACCCCGCCGACCGCTTCTTCGCCTGACCGGACGCTGGCATACGCCAAGGCGGTGGTCTCAGGCGAGATCGTCGCGGGACCGCATGTGCGCAATGCGTGCCACAGGCACATCACGGACCTGAAGCGCAAGGACGGCATCTGGTTCGATCACGATGCGGCCAACCACGCCTTCGCCTTTTTCGAGGAGGTACTGAAGCTTTCCGAGGGCCAGTTCGAAGGGCAGCCCTTCGAGCTCCAGCCCAGCCAGGCGTTCATCGTCGGCTCGCTGTTCGGCTGGAAGCGCAAGGACGGCCGCCGCCGTTTCCGCCGCGCCTACATCGAGCAAGGCAAAGGCAACGGGAAGTCACCGGTCGCGGGCGGTATTGGCATTTACGGAATGACCGCCTGCCAGGAAGCGGGCGCCCAGATCTATGCGGCGGCGGCCAAGAAGGAGCAGGCTAACATCCTGTTCCGGGATGCGGTGCGGATGGTCCGGCAATCACCGGCGCTGGCCCGGCGGCTGGAATTCTCGGGCGGTCCGGGACGCGAGTTCAACATCGCGCATCTGGCATCGGGCAGTTTCTTTCGGCCAGTGTCGCGCGATACCGGCAAGACCGGCTCGGGCCCTCGGCCATACTTTGTGCTGGCGGACGAGGTCCACGAGCTTCCCGATCGCTCGATCATCGAGATGCTGGAGCGCGGCTTCAAGTTCCGCCGCGACCCGCTGCTGTTCATGATCACCAACTCAGGCTCGGACCGCAATTCGGTCGCATGGGAGGAACACGAACACGCTATCAGGGTGGCGGCCGGTAATCCCGATGCCGTGACCGACCCGACCTTTCTGGGTCAGGTCATCGACGACACCACGTTCAGCTATGTCTGTTCGCTCGACGAGGGCGACGATCCGCTGACGGACCCCAGATGCTGGATCAAGGCGAACCCGCTGCTGGGCATCACGATCACCGAGCAATACCTCTCGGAGGTGGTGGCGCAGGCCAAAGCCATCCCAGGGCAATTGAACGGCATACTGCGGCTGCACTTCTGCGTTTGGACGGATGCCGAGACCGCCTGGATGGCCCGAGCCACGCTGGAACCGCTGCTTGCAGAGTTCAACCCTAAGGCCGGACAATCCGTCTGGCTCGGGCTCGACCTCAGCCAGAACCGGGATTTGACTGCGCTAGCCGCTGTTCAGCGCAATGGCGAGAAGGATGGCAAACCCTGTTTCGATGCGTGGGTCGAAGTCTGGACGCCGGGCGACACGCTTGCCGCCCGGGTCCTACGCGACAAGCAACCCTACGACCTCTGGGTCGCCGACGGATTTCTGAATGCGCCGGCCGGTGAGAACATCAGCTTTCGCCATGTGGCACAGGCGCTGGCTGAGCTCGCCTCGGAATACCGGGTCGAGGCGGTCGCTTACGACCGCTACGTCTTCCGGCGCTTCGAGGAGGAAGTCGCCGAACTCGGCCTCGAACTGGCTTTTGTCGAACACCCGCAGGGCGGCACCAAGCGGGCCAAGCCTGCGGGCGAGATGACAGAAGGCCTCTGGATGCCGGGCTCGCTTCGGCACCTCGAAGAACTGATCCTTGAGGGCCGCATTCGGCTCAAACGCAATCCGGTTCTAATCTCGGCAATGATGTCGGCGGTCACCGAGACCGACCGCTGGGACAACAAGTGGCTCTCCAAACAACGGGCCATCAACAAGATCGACGCAGCCGTGGCGCTGTGCATGGCAGTGGGGGCAGCGATGGCAGGCGATACCTCCGGGACCATCGATGACTGGCTGAAGAGCCTAGCATGAACCTTCTCCAGAAGGCGCTGGGCTACATCGCGCGCTCTATCGGCCTCACTGATCCGCGGCTGGTGCAGGCAGCAGGTGGCCGAACGACCACGACTGGTGAACTGGTTTCAACCAGCTCCGTGCTGGGGCTCGCCTCAGCCTGGGCCTGCGTCAACCTGCTTGCCGGTACGATCGCCTCGCTTCCGCTCATGGTCTACCGTACCCGGGGCGATGCACGAACGGTCGCAAGCGACCATCCGCTCTACCGGATCTTGCACGACAGCCCGAATGCCGACCAGACCGCGGTCGACTTCTGGGAGTTCATCTGCGCCTCGATTGAACTCAGCGGCAACGCCTATGCTGAGATCATCCGGGGCAACAATGGCCGGGTGGTGGCGCTGAGCGTCCCCATCGCACCGGAATTGATGACGGTACGCCGTTTGCGCGATGGAAGCCTCGAATATGAGTGGTCCGACAATGGCGTCCGTTCCATCGTCGGCCAGGACAACATGCTCCATATCCGGGGCTTCGGCGGCAATCCGCTGGGCGGCCTTTCGACCCTCAGCTTCGGACGTCAGACATTCGGACTGGCGCAGGCCATCGAACGGGCCTCAGGCGACACCTTCCGCAACGGGGTGCGACCATCTGGCCTGCTCAAGACTGCCGACAGCCTGACGCTCGATCAGCGCAAACAGGCCGAGGAACTGCTGCAGGAGAAGTTTGCCGGCGCGATCAATGCCGGACGCCCGATGCTGCTCGATCGCGGCATGGACTGGGTCCAGCTCTCGATCAGCCCGGAAGACGCGCAGATGCTTCAAAGCCGGGCCTTCTCAGTGGAGGAAGTCTGCCGCTTCTTCGGGGTGCCACCGTTCATGGTCGGCCACACTGAGAAGACTACTAGCTGGGGCACCGGGCTCGAACAGCAGACTCTGGGGTTCCAGAAGTTCACACTGCGTCGCCGTCTGAAGCGCATCGAACAGGCACTGGCCAAGCAGCTGCTCTCACCCGCCGACCGGCAGGCGGGGCTCGTGATTGAATTCAACCTCGAAGGCCTGCTGCGCGGTGACAGCGCGGCACGCGCCTCCTTCTACCAGCAGATGCTGACCAATGGCGTGATGACCATCAACGAGGTGCGCGCGCTCGAAAACCTGCCGCCCGTCGAAGGCGGCGATGTCCCCCGCATGCAGATGCAGAACGTGCCCATCATCCAGACTGGATCAGGCGCAGCGCCAGCAGCGCTCCTGCCTGCAGATCCCGGAGCCACCCCATGAACCATCTCGATTTCATCCTCGATACCAAGGCCGTCACCGAAGATGGCCAGATCGAAGGGCTGGCTGCCGGCTACGGCAACGTCGATGCCGGCGGCGATGTGATCGTACCCGGCGCGCTTGCCCGTTCTTTGAAGGGCCGCACCTCGGTGCCAATGCTCATGTACCACGACCAGACCCGCCCGGCCGGGATCTGGACCGACTTTGCCGAGAGCCGCGATGGCCTTGTGGTCAAGGGCCAGCTCTCGCTCTCTTCCCAGATCGGGCAGGAAGCCCACGCCCTCGTTCGCGACGGCGCTATCGGCGGGCTGTCGATCGGCTATAAAACCATTCGTGAGCAGGTCGTGGGCAAAACCCGTCAACTGCTCGAGCTTGCCCTTTACGAGGTCAGCCTCGTCACGATCCCGATGAACGAGCGCGCGGTGATTACATCCGTGAAGTCGCTCGTCGAGGGCGGACGACTTCCGACCTTGCCAGAATTTGAGGATTTCCTGCGCGAGGCAGGGTTCTCGAAAAGTCAGGCCACCGCAATCGCGGGCAAAGGCCTGGCACCGCTGTTCCGGAGTGAGTCTGGCAGCACCCCATCCGACTTTCTGTCGGCCTTGAAGGCGCAAATCAGCGTCTGACCCTACTCCCAGACAGGATACAATCATGAGCGATTCTAAGACCGCCGAGCAACTGGCCGGCGAAGTGAAAGGCGTGCTTGATGCACGCTTTGGTGAAGTCAAATCGAGCCTTGAGGCAAAGCAAGCTGAGCTGCGAGGCGTTCTTGATGCCCGCCACAACGAGATCAAATCCGATCTTGAGGGAAAGCATGACAAGGTGAAGGCGCTTGCAGAGGAAGCGCTGGGCAAAGCGCAGCGCGGTGAAGATCTCTCCAATGCGACCAAGGAACTGGCGGACGAGGCGCTAACTGCGCTCAACGAAGCCAAAGCGCGTCTCGACGAGGTGGAGCAGAAGCTTGCCCGCCGCGTAGCAGATGATGTCATCCCTGAGTTCAAGACGATCGGTGAGCAGGTCGTGGCCGATGAAGCCATCAAGGCCTTCCTCGGAAACAACACGGTGCGCGGCCGGGCGAGCGTCGAGGTGAAGGCGATCATTTCTGCGCTCACCACAGATGCCAATGGTTCGGCAGGCGACATGATCGTACCCGATCGCATGCCAGGCATCATAACCCCGGGTCAGCGCCGTCTGACGGTGCGCGATCTGCTCACCCCGGGCCGCACGGCCAGCAATTCGGTGCAGTACGTCAAGGAAACGGGCTACGCCAATGCGGCGGCGACCGTTTCTGAAACCTCCGGCCCAACCAAACCGCAGTCAGATATCAAGTTCGATGTGTTGACCAGTAACGTCACCACGATCGCGCACTGGGTGCTGGCGACCCGCCAGATTCTGGACGATGTGCCGATGCTCCAGTCCTACATCGATGGGCGCCTGCGATATGGCCTTGCGCTGATCGAGGAAAACCAGCTGCTGAATGGCAGCGGCACGGGCACGGATCTTGCCGGCATCTACACGCAGGCAACAGCGTTCACCCCGCCGATCACCATTCCGGCGACGGTGACCAGGATCGACGTGCTGCGCCTGGCCATGCTGCAGACGGCTTTGTCCGAGCTGATGTCAACCGGCGTGGTGCTCCATCCGGCGGACTGGGCGGCGATTGAGCTGCTAAAGGACACTGCGGGCCAGTTCATCGTTGGCAATCCGCAAGGGACGATGACACCCACGCTCTGGGGGCAGCCGGTGGTTGCAACCCAGTCGATGGCGACCGGCAAGTTCCTGACTGGCGCGTTCCAATTGGGCGCGCAGATCTTCGATCGCATGGACGCAGTGGTCGAAATCTCGACGGAGGATGATCAGAACTTCCGCAAGAACCTGGTGACGGTGCTCGCCGAAGAGCGTCTCGCGCTCGCGGTCTACCGCCCCGAGGCCTTCGTGAAGGGAGATTTCGCGGCGGCGGCGACTGCGGCCACGAAGGTCTGATGAACTGAAAGGGGCTGGCCTTTGGGCTGGCCCTTTCATTCTTCCGGGAGATGAGCTGATGTTTCTAAAGGCACTTGATACCATTCACGTGAGCTCGGTGAGCTCGGACAACATTATTAGCGGTCAGACATTCGAGATCGATGATTTGGGCGGCCGCAGCCTGATCGAGCGCGGTCTGGCCATCGAGGTTGATGCTGCTGCAAAGCCAGAACCCGCCGCAAAGGCCGAAGCGCAGTCTGTGAAACCCCCACAGGCTGAGGAAATCACCGAACAGTCGCCGATCGCCAATAAGGCAGGTGCACACACCCGTAAAAAGGTGGTTTGATGTCCGAGATCGTCACGATCGAGCTACCCCAGGACCGTGCCGTGACGCTCGAGGAAGCACGCCAGCAGCTTCGGCTTGATGGCCGTGACGAGGACCTGCTGCTCGGCGCTAAACTGGATGCAGCCCAAGCTGAACTGGAGCAGCAGACTGGCCTGAAGCTGTGCGAACAGACCCTCGAACTGCAGCTGGAAGACTGGCTGGACGAAATCACCGTGCCCATCCGGCCCTGCACGGTGGCTGAAATCCGCTACACTGCCCTGGGCGGTGCAACGGTGCCCCTCCCAGAGACGGACTATGTCGTCCGCCGACGGCACGGGTTCACCCGCATCCGCCCGGCATCCGGGAAATCTTGGCCCGAGATGGGTGAAGACGGCCTGATCCGGATCACACTGTCGGCCGGATTGGATGAGAACGACCCTGATCTGGCGATCGCCCGAGCTGCAATCCTGGTCAAAACCGCATCCCTGTTCGAAAACCGCGAAGGTGCAGCCTGTCTCGCCTTCGACACGTTGGTGGGTCAGCTCAAATGTCGCTGGATCTAGCCTCGAAGCTCGACACAAGGATCCGGATTGAGTGCAAGGTCGTCACGCACGACCCGCACTATGGCACCGAACAGGTCAATTGGACCGAGTTCGCCTGCGTTTGGGCCGAGGTGAAGGACATTCTGCCGTCCAAGGCTGAGCGCCTGGCCGACAGCATCCAGATTGGTCGCCGTCCCGCCCGGGTGCGCATTCGGTATCTGGCAGGGCTCGCCGCAGACATGCGGGTCATCATCGAAACCCGCGTCTACCAGATCATCTCTGGCCCGGCCGTGCTGGGCAGGCGCTTGGGGCTGGAGTTCATGGTCGAGGAACATTCGAGCGAAGGAGCCGTACCATGACGATACGGCTCAAGGGCGGCCCTGAACTGCTGCGTTTGCTCGATGAACTGCCCAAGAACCTGGAGCGCAACGTGATCCGTGGCGGACTTCGGGCCGGTGCCAAGGTGATCCAGCAGCAGGCCAAGGCCAATGTGCCGGTGAGGACCGGGCAATTGAAGCGCGCGATCGGGATTGGCACCCGGACCGAGGGCGCCAAGCTTTCGTCTTACGTCAAACTGCGCGGGAAAGGCTCCTATTTGGGCCTCTTCATTGAATATGGCGTCGCACCTCACCTGATCTCGGTGTCAGACGCCGACAAGCCGGTGCGTGAGACCCGTCATGGCCCCCGCAAGGTCAGTATCGGCACGATCAACAAGATGGTGAAGCGCGGAAGCCTCAAGATCGGCCAGAACTTCGTCGGGCCCACGGTCATGCACCCCGGCCACGCCGCCAAACCCTTCCTGCGCCCGGCGCTTGACCAGAAAGCCGAGGACGCGGTCACCGCCATGGGCACCTACATCGCCCACCGCGTCCAGATCGGGAACCTGAAAGCACCGACCCTTGAGGTCGATGACGAATGAACGGGGTTATTGCGGTCCGCTCGCTCCTGGTGGCTGACACCGGGGTGACGGCGCTTGTCCCCGTTGCGCGGATAGCCGCTGGAATGCTGCCCCAAGGCACGGACTTGCCGGCGATATCGCTGATGTCGGTCAGCAGTGTCGACCGCAACGTTCCGGCTCCGGGCGCGAAACGCCGCGTCACCGAACGCGTGCAGGTGACCGTTCTGGCCCGGACCTACCCTGAAGTGAAAGCCATTATCGCAGCTGTCCGCCAGGCGGCGGCCGACCAGATGCCCACCATCGACGGGCTCTTTGACGTGACCGTCCACACAGATTCCGCTGGTCCAGATTTCCTCGACGAGGAGACCGGCATCCACATGCAGACGCAGGACTTCCGCGTCTCATTCAACGAGGCGCGTTGAGCCTCACCTTCATAAGGACCTGCAATTATGACCGTTCGGACTTCCGCCGGCACCACCTTGAAGGTGTCGGCCTCTACCCCTGCGACCTTTGATGCCACCGGTTATAATGCGCTGACCATGACTGCGGTCGGCGAAGTATCCGACCTCGGCGAGTTCGGACGCGAGTTCAATCTCGTGACCTTCAACCCGGTCGGCAGCCGTGGCGTGGTCAAGAAGAAGGGGAGCTTCAACCAGGGCACGATGCAGATCCAGCTGGGGCTCGACACTGATGATGCCGGCCAGATCCTGCTCAAGTCCGCATCGCTATCGGACGCTGACCACAGCTTCCTCGTCACCACCCAGAACGGCGACAAGTACTATTTCCAGGCGCAGGTCATGAGCTTCAAGGTCAATGTCGGTTCGGTCGATCAGATCACCACCGCCACCGTGACCCTCGAACTCACCACCAATTCCGCCGGAGTCGGTGTGGTTGAGGTGCTGGCGCCATAATGATGCTGTGGTGCGGATGGCGGGACTCGAACCCGCACGAGGATACCCTCACAAGATTTTAAGTCTCGGGCGTCTACCATTCCGCCACATCCGCGCAGCCATATCGGCATGGTGCGGGCGAAGGGACTCGAACCCCCACGCTGTTAGGCGCCAGAACCTAAATCTGGTGCGTCTACCAATTCCGCCACGCCCGCACTCGGGCGGGCATTTCCCAGAACATTACGCTATTGCCAAGGAGAACATTGATGTTCGACATCACGACGCTCGCTGCCACCGATACCTCGACCCTCGAACTGGTGGGCGGCGACGATGCCCCGCTGTTCGACGAGAAGGGCAAGCGCCTCTCGATCACGGTCTACGGCCCAGGCTCCAAGGTCTATCAGCGCGCCCAGGCTCGCCAGCAGAACCAGCTGATGGACAAGATCAAGAAGCGCGGGAAGATGGACCAGTCGGCCGAGGAGAAGCTCGCCGAACAGGCTGATTTTCTGGCTGCCTGCACGGTCAGCTTCAACGGCTTCACCTATCCGCCCGCCGACGGGCTCGAAGGCCAGGAACTGTTTCGCAAGGCCTATGCCGATCCATCGATCGGGTTCATCGCCACGCAGGTCGCCGCTCACATCAATGACTGGGCAAATTTTACGAAGAGCTCAGGGCAGAGCTGAGCCTTTACGTCCGGCAACTGGCGTGGCTGGGCACGGCGCCCAAGCCGCGCACTACCAAACAAATCAAACCCGACACCGATGCTGAACCGCTGACCCGCCTGCAGCGAATGGCCATCGACGACCTTGCCCCCGACTTCCCACCTATCCGCACCCCTTGGGTGATCGACTGGCTCATGGAAGTCGGCCCCACCGATCCCGGCGCGATGGGCGCAGTCCCCATCTCCTGGGCCACGATAGGCCAGTGGCAGCATTGCATGGGGCTCGACCTGCCTCCGTGGCTGGTTCGCCTCTTGCGACGGCTTTCTGTCGAATTCGTCGCTGAAACCGTCCGCGCCCGCGAGCCTGATTGCCCGCCCCCATGGACTGCCACGTCCGCCCTCAACCGTGATGAAGTCTCCCGGAAAGTATCCAACGCCTTCCGGGCGCTGATGATGTCGAAGGAGCCCAGCACGTGAAAGCAGGCACCCTCGAAATTGAAATGATCACCAACGTCGCCCGGCTCCAGAAAGAGATGGCTGACATGAAGCGCACGGTGGCAGGCGCGATGGGCGATATGGCGGACAGCGCCTCGCGTGCAGACCGGGCGCTCAATGCGGTCGGTGGCGGCGGTGTCACGCGCATGGGTGGTTCGGCGAAGCTTGCCGGGCATCATGTCCAGAACCTCGTCTTTCAGCTCAACGACATGGTGGTCGGCCTATTCTCCGGCCAGAAACCCATGACCGTGTTCATGCAGCAGGGCACGCAGATCGGGCAGATCGCAATGCAGGCTGGTGTCGGCATCGGCGGCATGGCCCGGGCATTGCTGGGGCTTGCCGCCAGTGCTGCCGCTGCCGCACTGACCAACCCTTATCTTCTCGCAGCCGCTGCCGCCGCTGGCATCGCGTTCGGCGCATTCAAGCTGTTCCAGTCGAGCGTCAAACAGACGGGCGAGCTCGACCGCTATGCGCAAAGCCTCGGCCTCACCAAAAAGGAAATGGAAAAGCTGGGCCCCGTCGGGATCACCGTCGGCGATACCATGAAGGGGCTGTGGAAGACCGTCTCGGATGGGCTCAACCTCGGCTCGGTATTCTCGACACTCAAGGACTGGGCGGTCACGGCCTTTGAGGCCGTTCTGACTGTTGGCAAATACGCCGTCGCCATTCTCTATGCTGGCTGGGTCGGCGGGTTTAATGCAATCCGCGTGACTTGGGCTGCACTGCCCGGCGTTATCGGAGAAGCCGCTGTTGGCGCCGCCAATCTGGCAATCAGCGGAATCGAATACCTCGCCAACAAAGCGATCGCTGCCCTCAACTGGCTCGCCGAATGGGTGAACCCGGTGCTTGACCGAGTGGGCCTTGCCACCATCACCCGGATCGAGAGCGTGGCACTACCGCGAATGGAAAACAGCTTTGCCGGTTCGACCGCGCGTATGGGCGCCCAGGTCCGCGACGAGTTTGCATCTGCCTTTGGTGATGCGATGAGCATGATGGACACCTTTTCAGCGCGGTGGCGCGAGAACAGCATCGCTGCTGCCAAGGCCCGGCTTGCCGCCAAGGCGGAAGAGATCCGCGGCGACAGCACCGACCGTGCCAGCAGCGCAAAAGGCCCCAAGGAAACGGAAGCCGAACGCGCGCTCCAGGCTGCCCGCGACTTTGCCGCCAATCTCGCGCTTGAGACTGCCAAGATCGGCAAGACTCCGATCGAGATCAAGCGGATGGAAGTTGCGATGGCCGCACTCAAGGCGCCGACCGATGAAGCGCGCATTGCCATTCTCCAAGCCGGTGAAGCCTGGGAACAGGCGACACGTGCATTCGCCACCTCGGAGTTTCTGCGCCAGACTGTCGGCCCGCTTGAACAGCAGGTCGCTTTGCTCGGCCAATCGGCTCGCGCTCAGGCACTCGCCAATCTTGAGGCCGAGCGCGAACAGATCGTGCTCGAACGCGGGGTTGAAGCCTGGGAGCGGTATCGCGCCGCACGGATCCGGCTGATGGAAGCAGACTTCGCGCAAAGCGGTCAGGAACAGTTCCTCCAAAGCCTGGAAGACATGGTCTCGGCCACGGAAGCAGCGGCCCAGAACATGGCTGATGCCTTCGGTTCCGTCGGCGGGGCAATTGGTGCGATCACGGTTGAGATCACCCGTTTTGCCTCGGCGCAGGTGGCTGCAGCCCAGCGCGTGGCTGAAGCCGAGCGCGAATATGGACGCACCTCGTTTCAGTATGCCGACGCGCGTGCGGCGCAGGCATCGGCCGAGATCAATCACTATGGCAATCTCGCCTCGGCCGCGAAGGGCTTCTTCAAGGAAGGCTCGGACGGCTACAAGGCGCTGCTTGCCGCTGAGAAGGTGTTTCGCGCCTTTGAGCTGGCGATCGCCATCAAGAATGCGGCGGTGAAGATTGGACTGATCGGCGCGCAGACGGCCGCCAAAGTCACGAGCGACACCGCCATGGCAGCTTCAGACACTGCGCGTGCTGGTGTCGAACAAGGCAACTCGATCGTTACGACCGGCATCAAGGCAGTGGAAGCTGTGGTCAATGCCATCCGCTCAATACCATTCCCGCTCAATATTGCGGCCGGCGCCATCACCGCGGGCGTCATTGCCTCTCTCGGTGTCGCGATCAGCGGCGCCTTTGGCGGGTCTCCCAAACTGCCTGCCGCCAATGATGGTACGGGCACCGTGTTCGGCGACAGCACGGCCAAGTCGGAGAGCATTGCCAAGGCCATCGATCACCTGCGCGAGGTGGACACGCTGACCATGCGCTACTCCGCCGCCATGCTGGCTTCCTTGCGCAACATCGAGGCCAATATCGGCGGGCTCACCAACCTCATCATCCGCACCAATGGCGCTGAAGCCTCGGCTGCAGGTGTGAACACCGGCTATCAGTCCACGGGCGTGACTGGCCTCATTGGCAGGGGACTGGAAGGCGTCGGGGCCGTTCTGAACAAGATCCCCATCATCGGCGGCATTCTGGGAGGTCTGGTCGGGCTCGTCGGCAAGGCGTTCGGCGCACTGTTCGGCACCAAGACTTCGATCACCGGCCAGGGCATCTTCGGTCGCGGCCAGTCGCTGGCAGACATCCTCTCTGGCGGGTTTGACGCGAGCTATTACAGCGACGTCAAGAAGACCAAGAAGTTCCTCGGGATCAGCATGGGCTCGAGTTACTCGACCCAATATTCTGCCGCTGATGCTGAGCTTGAGCGCCAGTTCGCGCTGATCTTTTCCGGTTTCTATGATGCGATCTCGGCCGCAGCCGGTCCGCTGGGCTTGTCGCTGAGCGACGTTCAAACCCGTCTTCAGGGTTTCGTCGTCAACATCGGCAAGATCGATCTGAAGGGTCTCACCGGGGCCGAGATCCAGGAAAAGCTCACCGCTGTCTTTGGCGCAGCGGCCGACAATCTGGCCCGCTATGCCGTGCCAGGGCTCGAGCAATTCCAGAAAGTTGGCGAAGGCTATTTCGAGACGCTGATCCGGGTTGCATCGAGCGTCGAGGCGGTGAGCTCCTCGCTCAGCCTGCTCGGCACCTCGGTCGAGGATCTGAGCCTTGCGGCGAAGATGAACCTGTTCGACCTGTTCGGTTCGGCCAGCGATATGACTTCGGCGACGGGCGAGTATTTTACGCTCTATTACAGCAAGGCCGAACAGGCGACGGCCCAGACCGCGCAGATGGCCCGGGTGTTCGAGAGCCTTGGGCTTGGGCTGCCGCAAAGCATCGCAGGCTTCCGGGCGCTAGTCGAAGCGCAGGACCTGACCACCGAGGCTGGCCGCGCGGCCTATGTCACCCTGATCCAGCTGGCCCCGGCCTTTGCCGAGCTCATTGGCGCGGCGCAGGACGCCGCCAGTGCAGCCGCCATTGCCGACGAGCGTCTGTCGCTCGAGCGCCAACTGCTGGAGGTTCAGGGCAATACCGCTGCGCTTCGGGCGCTTGATCTGGCCCAGCTCGACGAAAGCAACCGCGCGCTGCAGCAGCAGATCTGGGCACTCCAGGACCAGCAAAAAGCAGCTGATGAGGCTGCTGCTGCAGCCGAAAAGCTACGCTCGGCCTGGGAGAGCATTACCGATAGCCTGCTGTCCGAGGTCGCCCGCATCCGTGGGAGCATGGGCACCGGTACCAAAACCTACGCTCAGGTTTTGTCCGATTTCAACGCTGCTACTCTTGCTGCCCGGGCCGGTGATCAGGATGCGGCCAAGTCGCTGCCTGGGCTTAGCCAAAGCCTGCTGACCGTGGCAGCCGATGCCGCCACCTCCGCACAGGAACTGGCGCGCATTCAAGGCCAGACCGCCGCCAGCCTCGAGCAGACCGTCGCGATCATCAACGGGGTGGCCGGGTTGCCAACGGACACGGCAACGGCAGCCGCGTCGAGCGCGCCCATCTGGTGGGAGCAGTTCGCATCCAATCAATCGGCGACAGCGTCGTTGCCGGCAAACGACAGCGCCGAGATTCTGGTCGATGGGCTCGCCGCACTCCGTCAGGAGCTTGCCGATCTGCGCGATGAACAGCGGATTGCTTCCGCTACGATCGCATCTGGCACCAGCAAGACGGCCCGCATCCTCGAACGGGTGACGCCAGACGGCGATGCCCTAGCCGTGAGAACGGCGGCATGAAACTGATCCGGCCGACCACACTGACCGATGCCATGCTGACCAGCAGCACGGCCCCGGAGAACGACCACCCGGTCTGGGCATCCGGGACAGCCTATGCGGTAGGTGCGCGGGTGATCCTGACGGCAACCCATCGGCGCTACGAGGCACTGGTCGCATCGACCGGCGTTAACCCGGCGAGCGATCCTACCAAGTGGCTGGATCTCGGGCCGACCAACCGCTGGGCCATGTTCGATGACCGGGTTGGCACTGCCACGACCCGGGCTGGAAGCTTGCAGGTTGTCCTGACGCCAGGCGCAACCGACGGGGTCGCGCTCATCGATACCGATGCGGAGAGCGCTACGGTGTCGCTCACGGTTTCGGGCACGCAGCTCTATTCGAAGACCCAGAGCTTCAATGCGGGCGGGAATGCGATTGATAGCTGGTTCGCCTGGTTCTTCGAGCCACTGGGCAAGAAAAGCAGCATGCTGTTCCTTGATATCCCGGTCTACGAGACGGGTGTGCTGACTGTCAGCATGACTCGCGATAACCCGGCTGACCTGGTCTCCTGCGGCACATTGCTCGTCGGGCGTCAGTTCGACATTGGAGATACCGAGCACGGGGTCGATCTCGGGATCATCGACTATTCGCGCAAGGAAACCGACCAGTTCGGAGTGACCTCGGTGGTCGAACGCGCCTTTGCCAAACGGATGACGGCGCGCGTGGTCATGCAGACATCTGCAATTGACGATGTGCACCGTACCCTTGCCGCAATCCGTGCAACGCCAGTCCTCTGGATCGGCTCGGAGAGCTTCGAGAGCCTGACCGTCTTCGGCTTTTACAAAGAATTCTCGATCGACCTTGCCTATCCGACGGTCAGCTACTGCAGCCTGACCATTGAAGGCCTGACTTAACCTTACCCCCAGCGCAGGAACTGCCATGCCCATTACGGCCTTGCCCGCGCCGCCGACCCGGTCGGACGCGACGAACTTCAACGCGCGCGCTGACGCCTTTCTGGCGGCACTACCGAACTTCGCCACCCAGGCTAATGCCCTCGCCAGCGAAGTGAATGGCTATGCCAGCAACGCCGCGGCGAGCGCCGCGACTGCTACCAACGCGCCCGGAACCAGTGCCACCAGCACGACCTCGCTGGCGATCGGCACCGGATCCAAATCGTTCACTGTCCAGACGGCGAAGGCCTTTGTGGTTGGGCAATGGGTGACGGTTACCAGCACGACCACGCCCGCAAACTGGATGCATGGTCAGATTACAGCTTATACGAGCGGCACCGGCGCGCTTACGGTCAACGTCTCGGCGATCGGCGGCAGCGGTACATATGCGGCCTGGACGGTTGGCCTGAGCGCACCGGCTCAATCCAGTGCGGCGCTGCTTTCCACATCGAGCTATGCCGATCCTACCTGGCTGACGTCGCTCTCCGCCTCCAAGCTCACCGGCACGGTGCTCGTTGCTGGCGGCGGCACTGGCGGAACCACTGGGGTTGAAGCCCGTGCCAATCTCGATGTGCCATCGAGGAGCGGTGTGGGCGCAACCGGCACATGGGGCATTTCCATCAGTGGAAGTGCGGCAAGCGCCAGCACCGCGACGACCGCAACCGTTGCCGGCACGGCCAATGCCCTCAACACGGCCGGCAATTATCAAGTCGGCTCGCTTGGTGTTGGCACACCGGCATCGGCAATTGCCGGCGAGATCCGTGCAACCGGCGACATCACCGCATATTTTGCGTCTGACGCGCGGCTCAAAGAGAATGTTCGCCCCATTAACGGTGCGCTGCGCGCTGTTGGCGAGATTGGCGGCAAGTTCTTTAACTGGTGCGACGAGCATATTGCGGCCCGCGGCGGCGAAGATGATCTCTTTGTGCGCAAGGCTGACTTCGGTGTTATTGCCCAAGATGTCGAGCGGGCCTTTCCCCTCGCTGTCCGCACCCGGCCAGATGGGCATATGGCCGTTGATTATGCCAAACTGACCGCGCTCGCGTTCCAGGCGATTGTGGAGCTCAAGGCCGAGCTTGATACGCTGCGAGCGCAGGTGACGGCCTCAACCATCAGCGGGGGCGACCATGGCTGAGCAAGACCCCGCCGTCGAAATGGCGCTGATCCGCGCGGATCTTGAAGCCGTCCAGGCTGAGCTCAAGGCCGTGCGCAAAGAACTCAAAGACCTGCTCGACGCCTGGAACACGGCGACCGGCGTCGTGCGCTTTGTCAAATGGCTCTCGACCCTGGTTGCCGCGATCGCGGTGATCACGGCTGCCTTCAAGGGCTTTTCCGGCCGCTAACCTCCCACAGGAGAAACTCCCATGAACGCTCTGCCGCCGGCCTATGGTTGGCTCGATGATCTGTCCCCATTGCCCCGGATGATGGAAGAAGCGCGCAAGCTCTTCGGCACCTTTGAGGTGGCCGGTCCTGCCAGCAATCCGCTCATTCTCGACTGGGCCAAGGAGGTCGGGCTTGCCCGGACCTATTTGGAAGACGGCATCCCGTGGTGCGGTCTGTTCATGGCTGTGGTCGCCAAACGCGGCGGCAAGCCGATCGTCGAAGGTCCGCTCTGGGCACGCAACTGGGCAAAGTTCGGCAAGGCCGCTGACAAGGCCCAGCTGGGCGATGTGCTGGTGTTCCGTCGCGGCCAGGGATCTGGCCATGTCGGGCTCTATGTCGGCGAAGATTACGGTGCCTACCATGTGCTCGGCGGCAACCAGTCTGATGGCGTGACCATCACCCGGATTGCCAAAGACCGCTGCATTGCCGTGCGCCGGCCGGCCTATCGCAAGGCGCCAGCGACCGCGAAGCCGGTCCTATTGGCTGCAACCGGCACTCTGTCCACCAACGAGGCCTGATCAGGCCACGACCAATCCGCTGCCCTTTTGAGCAGCCGGACAACCGCCCGCCTTCTGGCGGGTTTTCTTTCGGAGAACTGACATGGAAGACTTGAAGCCTTGGTGGACCTCGAAGGCCATCTGGACCGGGATCATCGGCAGCATCTGGGGTGTCGCTGGCGCGATCGGCATCTTGCCGGAAGGTCTCAGCCAAACGGACGTCCTGACCGTGGTCCTGGCGCTCACCGGCATGGGCGGCGTTCTGTTCCGCAAGACGGCGACCACCCGGATCGGCTGATCCCAAGACCTTTAACCCAGCAGACGGAGGCTTTGGCCTCCGCTCGCCCTTTTACGAACAGGTGCATGCATGACCAGGCTGACTATCCGCCGCGGCGGCACCAGGCGGCTGCGCGCGACGCTCTATGCCGATCTTGCTGCGGGCGACCGCCGAGATCTGACCGGTCTTTCCGCGCTGGTCGTCGACCAGAGCCCCAATATCGAGGTTCCAGCGGTCACCATACGGAGCCCGCCCAATTTGGGCGAAATCGAAGTGCTTTGGACTGACGAGCAGACAGCCCACCTCAAACCAGGGGCTGGCCGGGTCTGGCTGATTATCGGCCTCGAAAATGGCGAAGGGGAGCGTGAGGTCCTGCCGGTCTTCACGTTTGACGTTGAATGACGGGTACCATCCAGATCCTGGAGACGGTGCAGACCATCGTCATAGAACCCCAGGGTATTGCTGGCCCGCGCGGCGAAGCCGGCGCGACCGGCGCCCAGGGCCCGCAGGGGCCACCGGGCCCGCTCAGCGCGCTCAACGACCTTTCTGACGTGGACCTCACGCAGCCCGAAGGCGGCGATGTCCTGATTTTCTCATCCCCCGACAACCGGTGGACCAACACGAATTCGGCCAGGCTGGTCGATGGAGGTAATTTCTGATGGCCAATACTCTTCGTATCAAGCGCCGCGCCGCAGGCGGCGCAGCCGGTGCCCCGGCATCGCTCGCCAATGCCGAGCTTGCATTCAATGAGCAGGACAACACGCTCTACTACGGCACCGGCACGGGCGGCGCTGGCGGGACGGCGACTTCCGTCATTGCGATTGGCGGCCCGGGCGCCTTTGTCGGGCTTTCCGGTGACCAGACCGTCGCCGGGATCAAGACCTTCTCGAGCACGATTGCAGGTTCGATCTCGGGGAATGCTGGCACCGCAACGGCGCTGGCAACGGCACGATCGCTCGGTCTGTCCGGCGATGTCACCGGCACGGCCTCGTTCAATGGCACCGCCAATGCGACGATTGCGGCGACCTTGGCGAACAGCGGCGTCACCGCTGGCTCCTATGGCTCTGCCACGCAAGTCGGTCAGGTCACGGTCGATGCGAAAGGTCGGGTGACAGCCGCCAGCAACGTCGCGATCACGTTCCCGGTGACTTCGGTGGCTGGTCGTACCGGTGCCATCACGCTCTCGACCAGCGACGTCTCTGAAGGCACCAGCCTCTATTTCACAGATGCCCGGGTGCGCGCCAACCGGCTCGACCAGCTGGCTGCACCTACGGCTGCGGTGGACTTCAACAGCCAGCGCATCACAGGCCTTTCTGACCCGACAGCTGCGCAAGACGCAGCCACCAAGAACTACGTCGATCTGACTGTTCAGGGGCTCGATCCCAAGGCTTCGGTGAAAGCCGCATCGACTGCCAATATTGCCTCGCTGTCCGGCACCATGACGATCGACGGCGTGGCGCTTGCCGCGGGCGACCGCGTGCTAGTGAAGGACCAGACCACGCCGTCCCAGAACGGCGTCTATGTGGTTGCCTCTGGCGCCTGGGCTCGGGCGATCGATCTCTCGACCTGGGACGAGCATGTCTCGGCTTACCTGTTTGTCGAACAGGGCACAGTGAACGCGGACGTCGGCTACCTCTGCACGGTTGATGTGGGCGGCACGCTGGGCACCACTGCTGTCATCTTCGTTCAGTTCAACGGCGCCGGACAGATCGTTGCCGGCAATGGCCTCACCAAGACCGGCAACACGATCGACGTGGGGGCCGGCACAGGCATTGCTGTGGCCGCTGACGCTGTCGCACTGACCGGTCAGGCGCTGGCGCTCCACAACCTTGGCACCAATGGGATTATCGCCCGCACGGCCTCTGGGACAGTTGCAGCGCGGACGCTGACAGCCGGCTCGAGCAAAATTGCGATCACCAATGGTGATGGGGTGGCGGGCAACCCTACCGTCGATGTCAACGAAGCCAACCTGACGCTGGGCAATATCGGCGGCACGCTCGGCGTGGCCAAGGGCGGCTCGGGCGCGACCACGCTCACCGGCTACCTCAAGGGCAACGGCACGGCGGCGTTCACGGCGTCCGCGACCATTCCCAATACTGACATTTCTGGCCTTGGCACCATGTCGACGCAGGCGGCGAGCAACGTCGCCATCACCGGTGGCTCGATTGATGGCGTGACGCTGGATGGTGGAACCTTCTGATGCCAAGCACCATCCTGCTCAAACGATCTTCGACTGCCTCCAGCGTGCCCGCGGCGGCTTCGCTGCAGGCGGGCGAACTCGCCGTCAACCTGGCTGATCAGAAGCTCTATTCTAAGACTGCTGGCGGCACCGTCGTTCAGGTGGGCTTTGGCAATCTGACTTCGGCGATGGTGACGACTGCGCTGGGCTTCACGCCCTATAATTCGACCAACCCCAGCGGTTATATCACGGCCAGTGGGTCGATTACTGGCTCGTCGGGATCTTGTACTGGCAATGCCGCGACAGCGACCAGGTGGGCAACTGGGCGCACCATTGCGCTGACCGGTGATGTGACCGGGACGAGCGGCAGCTTCGATGGCTCTGGCAATCTTTCGTTCGCCGCCACGCTGGCCAACAGCGGGGTCACGGCCGGGACCTATCTCAAGGTCACCGTAGACGCCAAAGGGCGAGTAACGGCAGGTTCCCCGATGACGTCGGGCGATGTGACCGGTGCACTGGGCTTCACGCCGGCCAACAAAGCGGGCGAAAGCTTCACGGGTAGTATCTCGGTCTCGGGAACCATCACCGCAACTGGCGATGTGACAGCGTTTTCCGATGCTCAGCTCAAGACCGACGTGGAGACCGTTTCTGACGCCCTGGATCGCGTCCGCAAGCTTCGCGGGGTGACATTTTCCCGGCGTGACACGGGCCGTCGTGGTATCGGCCTCGTTGCCCAGGAACTGGCTCCCATCGTGCCCGAAGCAGTCATGACCCATCACGATGGGCTCATGTCTGTTGCCTACGGAAACCTGGTGGGACTGCTCATCGAAGCGGTCAAAGAGCTCGCTGAACACATCGACGCACAAGCGCGCACCATTGCCAAGCTGGAGGCGCGACAATGACCCTGCAAACAACCGGCCCAATATCTCTGGGCAATGTCGGCGCAGAGCTCGGCCGCGCGGCCGGCACCACCACTTCACTAGGCGAAACCGCTGTCCGCAATTTGGCTGGGATTGCCTCCGGGGCGATCAAATTGTCCAACCTCTATGGCAAGTCGTCTGTCGCATTCACGCCCGCGGGCGGGCTGTCGAGTGGATCGCCGGTCGCGCTCAGCGACTGGGCGGCCGGTGGTGGAAATGCATCAGTCACGATCCAGTGCACACAGTCCGCTGTTTGGACCTGGTCTGGCACGGGTGGAGCTGGGTCATTTGTTAGTGTTGTGTCCGGCGGATCATCAACAGCGATCACCTTCCGCCTGTCAAACACGGGCTACACTATCCGCCAAAGTTTCTGGACGGTCAGTGCGACCGCAGGAGGCATCACCCGGTACTGGCAAGTTGAGCTGATCAACGAGGGATATGCGTGATCCAGTGTTGCTCGGAGAAACGGGAGTCGGTGGAGATCCCCCAGATCAATGCAGCGGCGGGCTTATTGCCAGTGCTGAGCATGTCGGAGGCCGAATTGGTTCGGGCCTACTACAGCAGCGATTTGCCGCTATAGTGCGCCGATGAACCGGGACGACGAAAAGCGCATTGCGGCCAAGATGGCCAAAACGCTCGCGATGATGTGCGTTCGGAATACCGGCCTTGAAACCCTTCATGCGGGCATCGTTCCGGTTACCCATGCCGGGGATTATTCCGATGTTCGCGTCATCGATGCCGATGGGCGCGAAATCGCCTGGAATGATGTCTCCCACCTCGACGACGGCCAGATGCGCACGCTGATGAAGGAAATCGTCAACCGGCTCTACACGTTCAACATCTCGATCGATGATCAGGAATTCCGGAATCGGGTCGATCGTTGGGCCAGGATCGCCGACCGCTGGGACGAGCCTGATGAGGACATAGCCTTTTTTCAGAGATTGGCGGCGGAGGATTGACGGAGGACGACGTCCTGACTGTTGTACTGGCGCTGACCGGTACCGGAAGTGTGGTTTTCCGGAAGACCGCGAAGGCGCGGACCTGCTAGAACTCTAGTTCTGGGTCAGGCGGAAGGGTGCTATTTTCAGCCTCCTCCCACTCAGCGTAGGTTCTACCATCCGGCAAACGCCACAGAATTCGGCCGTTTGCTGCGGCTCCGGTCACTGTAGCGGCAGCGGCCGAAACCGACGAAAAGATGTAGTCCGAGGTGAACAGAAGGCCGTCATTCTGTTCCACAAGAATGCCCTTAGCGAGCAGATCTGAGCGCAGGGCGACAGTCCCCTTGGGGATCGTGTTCGTCGTTTTGACCCGGGCAATAGATCCCTTTTTCACCACGAACTCGCTGCTGGCCGTGATCGACATCTGAGCGGCAAAGCCTTGTCCCCGATAAGCGAAAACGACATTAGGCGCTGTGGTTGAAGCGGGGATCTCCAGCTTGTTACCGTTTGTCAGGTCGCCCGAGACGACCTTGAACAGATCGCAGCCGAGAGCGCCAACCAGCGTCTTGGTTTGGTCGATGAACTCTTCCATGGCGGCCCGATCCGGCAGCGGCAGCTTTCCGACCTCGCTTGCCTTCTGGGAGTTGAGCAGCGTCCAACGTGGGTTCTGTCCTGCGTCAGCGATCAGCCTGGCTTCAACATACCGGGCATGTGATTTGGTGAGGTTCTCGTCCTTGCTGACCAAGACAATGGTTTCAGTCCAAAAGGGCTTGCTATCCATGCCTTTGTCGTTGCCGGCATGGTATTGGAGCCTATTGGCCACGCCCTCGGATTCACCGATGTAAGCCATGAGCCGATCTGGCTGCGCCTCATCAAAGCCCAGCAGGAGAGGTGCACGCGGGTTGCAGCCAGCGCGTCGCGTCGATAGGTCGCCGGTGCGGGGACGCGCTGATTGTTCCGGTCGAGCACCATGAACTCGTCCAACCGCTGCGCGACAGAGAGGTTCTGGCGGCGTTGAACAGCCTGAATGTTCTCGAGAATCTGGGCCTCGCTCAGCGCGAAATCGGAGTTCTTGAACCCTTCCTCGAAAGCGGCTGCCTGTGCCTTCTGGCCAGGGTCGATGCGGTAGGTCAAACCATCGACCTTCGGTTGACCAGCGAAACAATCGACTACCGCTTCAACAGCATTGGTCTGGTAGGGCTGGACCTTGAACTTCAGTTTCATGGGTACAGCCTCAGATTGCTTTAACGTCGGTGGACGGCGAAAGCTGGCGGAAAATCTGCTCGACGTTGATTTTCACGGCGTCGGATACAAAGCCGATCGCGCTAAGCCCTGTCTGGCTCGAAATGAGGCGGCACGCGGCCTTGCCAGATGTTCGGTTGCACGACTTGCGCCACAGCTTTGCTTCGATCGCCATCGCTGACGGAATTTCACTCGTCGTGATTGGCAAGCTCCTTGGCCACGCGCTCGCTGAGACTACCGAGCGTTATGCGCACCTCGCGGACGAAGCGATTGCCGACGCCGCCAAGCGCATCTCGGGTTCGCTCGCCCGGCACCTAGGGCTTGCGGCATGA